CCTTCCAGAAGCTGCGATCAAGGCTCTCTCGCCCCAAGAGTACGCCGCCTCAACCCGAGCAAAACGAGCAGGCAAAGCCTCCGGCAAGCAGTTCGTAGCGCAACCCAAAGCTATTGCTAAGAAAACCGCGAGGTTCAGATAATGCTTGCTTACAGCGACCGTTTTAACGACGATGTATTCGACCCTTTTGAGTCCCTTCGCGGGAAAGCCCCCCCGGTGCCCTCTCCTACGGGGGAGTTTCTAGACCCCAATCCTCCGGTATATTCAAGGCCCAGGACGGGCACGACGCTGGGTGCAGGTCGAGTTGACGACTACAACCGAATGGTGTCGGGGATACCCGGCTTCCCGTCCTTTAATGCTGCAAGAACGGTTGGGGGTCAGACTCTTGGTTCTATGCCCTCGGGCAATGCCGGGCTGAGTAGCGACGCGATGACCCCCGAAGGTCAGCATATGCTCGCCAACATCAAATTACCTGAGTATCGCGTTCCGCCGCCTGCGGATATGCAGCCGCAACAGCGGTTCAACCCGTATCAGCAACTCCAACAGTTCCAACAACAGCAGCGGTTCAACCCGTATCAGCAACAGCAGCAGTTCAACCCATACCAGCAGTTCCAGCAGCCCCAGTTCAATCCTTTCATGGGTGGCTTGGGCGGTCTGTTCGGCCAAATGGGTGGCTACGGCATGGGCTACAACCCCATGATGGGTGGCTTTGGCGGCGGATTTGGTGGTGGCTTTGGCAACGGTTTCGGCGGCGGCTTTAACCCGGTGATGGGCGGCCAAGGTTTTGGCGGTGGGCAAGGCTTCGGCGGCTTCGGCGGCTTCGGCGGCGGTTTCAATCCATACATGGGTGGCCAAGGTTTTGGCGGCGGCATGCAACAAGGCAATTTCGCTCAGCCTCAAGGCAATTTCGCTCAGCCTCAAGGCGGCTCAAGCCCGTTCGGCGGTGGGTTTGGTGGCGGTTTTGGTAGCCGTGGATACATGAACCAAATGAGTGGATCGGCACCAGCCGGTCAAGCTGCCGGTTTTGGAATGTATTAAACATAAGGCTAAGGCATGACAACTTCAGGCGTAGCTGCGTTCGACCTCGACCTCAATGAGATTGTCGAGGAAGCCTTTGAGCGTGCCGGTGGCGAGATGCGCACCGGTTACGACTTGCGCACGGCCCGTCGCAGCCTGAACTTGCTCTTCGCCGACTGGGGTAACCGGGGCGTGAACATGTGGACGTTCGAGCAGAACGTCATCACCCTGGCCACTGGTCAGCCGACCTATGCGCTGCCGGACGACACGGTGGATTTGCTCGACCACGTCATCCGCACCAACGCCAACGTCCCCAGTAATCAAGCCGACCTGACCATCACCCGAATCAGTGTCAGCACCTACGCCACCATTCCCAACAAACTGATCACAGGCCGACCCATTCAGGTCTGGATTCAGAAGCTGTCGGGCCAGGACTCCGTGCTTGCCGGGACGCTGCAGGCCACCATTCTGGACAACACCACGTCGATCCCAATCACTTCGCTTGCCGGTGTGCCCAACGCGGGCTTCATCAAGATCGACAACGAACTGATTGCGTTCAACGAGGTGCAGCCCGCTAGTGGCGGCAACCCGGCGTTGCTGCTGAACTGCGCCCGTGGCCAGGGCGGCACAACTGCCGCAGGCCATAACTCTGGTGCGGCCATCATCCTGTCGCAGAAGAACAGCATCACCGTCTGGCCAACGCCTAATCCTGGCCAGACCTACCAATTCGTGTACTGGCGCTTGCGTCGCCTGCAGGACGCCGGCGGTGGCGTCAAGACGATGGACGTGCCGTTCCGTTTCTTGCCCTGCCTCGTGGCCGGTCTGGCCTACTACATCGCGCTGAAGGTGCCTGATGGGCTGCAGCGCCTAGACATTCTGAAGCAGCAGTACGACGAGGCTTGGCAGACTGCTGCAGGTGAGGATCAAGAGAAGGCAGCGGTGCGGTTTGTGCCCCGGCAGATGTACATCGGGAGCGGCACCTAAATGGGTAACCGGTTCGCGTCAGGCAAGAATGCGATTGCGCAGTGTGACCGCTGCGACTTTCGGTTCAAGCTCACGCAACTGCGCAAGGAAGTCGTCAAGACCAAGACCTACAACCTTTTGGTCTGCCCGGTCTGCTGGGACCCCGACCAACCGCAGTTGCAGTTGGGTATGTATCCGGTCGATGACCCGCAAGGCTTGCGCAATCCGCGTCCTGATCTGAGTTACGTGCAGTCGGGGAATACGGGTTTGCAGGTTGTGGACACAACGGCAACCACGCAGGAAGCGGTGGGTTTCCCGAGTGAAGGCAGTCGGGACTTCCAGTGGGGCTGGAACCCGGTTGGTGGTTCTCGTGGCCCCGATGCTGGGCTGACACCCAATAACCTTGTATTAACCATCCAAATTGGTACAGTCACGGTTGTGACGGCATAGGAGCGAAAAATGGCAAGCGTCAAGGAAATGCTGAAGAAGCACATGGCTAAGGGCGCTGGTGCGCATCCTGATGCCAACGTCAAGAAAATGCGCGCTGGTGGCAAGACCAACAGCGACATGCTCAAGATGGGTCGTGGTCTGGCCAAGGTCGCCAACCAGATGAACCCTGGTCGCAAGCAGAAAGGTGTCTGACATGGCAACCTACAAGACTCCCAAGCCGGTGGCCACACCGGTTGTTGGCGCTGACGACATCAAAAAGGCGCTGCGCATGGACGTGTCCGTGGCCAACATGCACTCCAACGAATATAAGCCGACCAAGACCAGCGGCATCAAGATTCGTGGCACTGGCTGCGCTACCAAAGGCACGATGGCTCGCGGCCCGATGGCGTGAGGCGTAGATGAACTACACGCAACTCAGCAACGCCATCCAGGCGTACACCGAAAACCCGAGCAGCGATTTCGTTGCTCAGATACCCGTTTTCGTCCAACAAGCTGAGCAGCGCATCTACAACACGGTTCAGTTTCCGTCCCTGCGCAAGAACATGACAGGTGTTGTCTCAAACGGCAACAAGTATTTGTCTGCGCCCGATGACTTTCTTTCCGTCTATTCTCTGGCCGTTATCACGGACGTAACGGGCGGGAACTTGAACACGGGCACGTATGAGTACCTGCTGAACAAGGATGTGAACTTCATTCGGCAGGCATATCCGACACCGCAAGATACGGGTGTGCCGCGCTACTACGCGCTGTTTGGTCCTACGGTGAACGGCGCCACCATCACCAACGAACTGAGTTTCATCTTAGGCCCTACGCCTGACGCCAACTACAACGTCGAGCTTCACTATTACTACTACCCGCAGTCCATCGTGACGGCGGGTACGTCTTGGTTGGGCGACAACTTCGACACGGTGTTGTTGTACGGCTCGTTGGTCGAGGCTTACACCTACATGAAGGGTGAGCAGGACATGATGGGCATGTACAACCAGAAGTACATGGAAGCCCTGCAATTGGCCAAGCGTCTGGGTGATGGTCTGGAGCGCAGCGATGCGTACCGCAGCGGACAAGCGCGTGTGGCGCCGCTTCCTCAGAATAGAGGTGTCCAGTAATGCCCATCGAGCAGGGTGCGACCAATCAGTTCAAGGTGGGCATGGCCTCGGGCCAGTTCAACTTCAGCACTGACACGTTCAAGATGGCGCTCTATACGGGTGGGGCCAGTATTGGGCCGACCACGTCTGCATACACGACGGCAAGCGAAGTTCCTGCTGGTGGCGGCTATACCACGGGTGGTGAGATCGCCACGGTTTCTGTGGCACCCACCACGGGTCCGAACCCCAGCAACACGGTTGCCTACCTGTCATTCAACAACGTGACATGGAACCCGGCGGCGTTTACGTGCCGAGGTGCGTTGATTTACAAGGCGGACGGAGTGACCAACCCAACCGTCTGCGTTCTTGATTTTGGTGGGGACAAAACCGCCACCACGTCTTTCCAAGTGCAGTTCCCGACTGCCGATAGTACCAACGCAATCATAAGGATCGCATGATGGGCACGATTTTCACCACCAAGGGTGACATGGAAGAATCCCTCCTTGAAAAGAAGGATGGAGTCGTTGACAATGATAACGAATACACGACTTGGGTCGAGTATTGGCACGAGGGCGAACTTGTGCATCGGTCTGTCCATGTCACTTTGAAAA